CTGGGATGTTGGCAGGTTGTACGAGTACAATAGGCAGCTGGATGTCAACGTTACGACGCTTGACCTTGGTTAAACCGGTGGCAGGGAGTGCTGGTAAGTTAGGGACGCGTAGACAATTGCCGCGGTTGGTCACGCCCATGTACCAGACCATCACAGCATTGGCGGCCCAACGAGAATGTGCCAAGAAACTTTCCGTGAAGCTCTCGTCGATGTCCCAGTCAGGCGACCACATAGAGTAGCCAAGAGCAGGGTACGGCAGATTAGGGTTTGCGAAGTAGGCAGTGAGATTCTCAAGGACAATGCCGACAGCCAATGAGGCAGCAATTGCGGTAAAAGCAATCACCACACCAGACGAGGCAGCAGTTGTGAAAAACATGGTCCAAGGGATAACTGAGCCAGGAATGAGACCGGGAAGCACAGTGTGGAGACCTATGAGCCAGAGCCAGGCCTGCCAGCACCACCCGCGCCCCGGGAGAAAAGTGCACACGCGTGAACCGGGAGCACCAGTGACCTCTTGTATGACGAATGGCACGAGGGAGAAGAGCCAACCGGGGAACCACAGTTGGCGCCAAAAATGACCGGCGAGCCGAGAGAATACTTTAGTGATGTTGCCTGGCACAATAGAGGCGACTGTGATGATTGCGAGAGTGAGACCGAGCCGCTGGAGAGAAATATCAGTCCACACGTAAATGGACTTAAGCCAGCTGGCAAGGTCAATGTGGAAGAAGACACCAGTGACAATCTCGCCTATGAGAATTTTCGGTATCAAGAAAGTGAAGACGGAACCGGTGAATGCAGAAAGTCGCTGGAGCATCGTAGGGTTATTCGGAATAGACGCGGTGACTTGATGGTGTTTTGCGCGCACAGACCAACCCCCTCCCGGAGTGGGGTGGATAATGCGATTGCGTTTCCTTTCGTCAAGCAGCTCGAAAGTGTCAGGCATGGGCTGGATCATGTACCACTGGAACGTGACGAAGTACATGAAGTGCCAGAACCCGCGTTGAAGCAAGTGTTGCCATGTGTCCGGGGCCACATGGAGTCTGGCGAGGTAAGTGGCAATCCAACGTTCTTTGGCAGATGTACGGGGCGTGATGGACCCAGCAAGTTGGGACACTTTAGCGGCAATGTTGGACCAGGAATGGTCTTTGGCACGATTGTCAAAATCCAAGATGCCGGACACCAGTTTCATTGGAAGGTACTGGTCACTCCACGTGCCGGTCAGAACGCGAGGCACGCGGACATAAGAACCAGTTGGGAAAATGCGAGTTTGCTGTTCAGCGACATCTCCGCAGAAAATGTGCCACACGCAATGACCAAGCTTTTCCTCAAGCAGGACAACGTGATAGACGCGACCGTTGCTGGCGGTGACAGAAGATGTCCGAAGCCAGGCCGTGGTGACGTCAATGGGAGTGGTGTACCCCTCGTTTTCGCTACCTGTGAACATGTAGTGGAAGTCCCCGAGGTCATACTCAATTGAGTGACTTGCTGGCTCATAAGAGCACTGACGGTCCAGCACTTCAATTGGGTTCATGCCTGAGACAATGAGATGGCCCTCTGGATTCTGTGTAGAAAGCTTCTCCACCAGTTCATGAGGTGTTACGACAGAAGAGACGTCATCAAGATAATGGACTGGGTAGTCACGAAAGTGTGAGTCACGGATGCCTACGCCTGGAAAGCGGGAAGGATCTTTGGCTTCGTACATGGGATGCTGCACGGAGCCGGCAGGAGGCAGAAGGTTAAGCTTGGAGACCTTGGTGGAAATGACTCCGTAGTTGTGGGCTGGTAAGTACTGCCTCATACGCTGCATTTGTCCCTCAATAATGCACTTGTGTAATGCATGAGGACACTCAGGGGCGTCAGGATTTGGAAACTCCATACCCAGGCGCTGCAGGATGTGATGTTGGCTGGCAGGTATGTTGTAAGGCGTGGTTTCGATGGCGGTCTGCCTAGTCTTGTAATAGTCAACCAAGTGGCGGTTCATGATTGCATTCTGCTGGGGAGAGCCTGCGAAGAAATCGGTGGATAGGGTTGCGCCGACCTTGGCATGATGCATTGCCCATTGGTCAATGGCCGCGCAGGCGGCTGGGCCGCCCTTAGCTTGACAGTAGCAGCCGAGGAGACGGGGCTCATGAGACACACCATGTTGAATAGCGTGGGCCCGGGCAAACTTGACACGCAGGTCAGCTGAAGACTGGTAGGCTTGACACATCAGATAATCACCAAAGTATGAGCACTTACAACCATACGGGGCCTCGTCATCGGTGCAGGCATGGAAGATGAGGGTGGGTTCAGAAATGGGGTTGTGGGCGAAAGGATTACTAGGGTCGGTGACTGTGGCATCATAGGCCGCCAAGAAAAGGTCTCGGAAGCCAAGCGCACGCGTCACCGCCTTTGTAACCCAACGCGGTAGTTGGGGGCTCATGGCTCTACAGGTTCTATTGTGGGGCGTGATGCACGCGATCCACAGAAT